TCAGGCGCACACCACCCTATCCCCAAACACTACATTTTTCCCAAGCGCACCAGCGATGTCCGCAAGGCGCCGACCGCTCGTTTCCACCAGTGTCCCCACTGCCGTGCCCATCACAAAGCCATTCTCCGCGAGCCACAGCGCCGTGGCCTGCCCGCCCTGCGATGCATCAGTGCCAGCGATTTGCGCATCAACCAGAATGGCACTCCCAGACACCGGAGGGCGTGCCTTGCGTGGCTGCATTTCAAGCGCATCAGGCGAATTGCCAGCCAGAAAGATGACGTGATCGGCCTGCCCCACCCAGATCCCGCCATCCACCGGAGCAACAAAGGTGATGCGCTGAGGCAACTGGATGAAGCCATGGCGCGCATCATGCAGGTGGTAGGCCAGGGCTTCCGAGAAATTCAGGATGTTGCGTGTAGCCGTTAGGAGCCGCCCGCGCCAGTAGGCCAGATAGCGCCCGGTGGGCATCGGCTCGAAGTGGCGAAACTGTGCGGCAGCACCTGCGGCAGGCAGTTGCGGCAAGCTTACCTGCAGGGTTTTGATGGGATAGTCTTCGCCGCGTGCCAGTTCGCCGCCATTCTGGCGCGTAAGGTAAAGACGCACATGCGTGACATTGGCATCGAAGCTGTACGGGAAGGTGATTGAGAAACCGCCCGTCTCGCCCAGCGTGATGAACGCAGCTTCAGAGACGGCGGATTCCGTCTCGCCACGTAGCCAGGTGAGCGCCACACCATAGGCGCCCGGTTCCAGGCTGCCTTCCTGCGTAACTTGCACCATCGGTGAGGGTGGCGTATCCAGTGTGAAGCGGTATGCGCTGCCACCATCAAAGGTAAAAAGCCCTTCGGGGCCAGCAACGATAACCTGACCGTTGAGCGCGATGTGGCTGACAGGATCATCGCCAATCGTGGCGAGCGTCTGGGTGGTCCAGCTCTGCGTATCCACACGTACCCAATCCCTGCCCTGCGTGGCAAAGGTGTCGCCGAACAGTTCGCTGTGCCAGAGGTTATCCAGCTGCAGACTGCTCACGCGCCGCAAGCCTGGGCGCAGGCGTGCGCGGCCGTCGTCGGAGATGTCGAGATTGACGGCATCGCGCACGTAGAGGCGCGGGGCATCGCCACCGATCTGCAGGGCGGCGTCATCGTCTTCGGTATCAATGCCCGCGAGCGGACCAATCTGGATGTCTGTCATGATAGGGGTGCCCCTTTACGGTAAGTTTCGGCATTGCCATCCGGTCGGATGTATTGCGTCTTGAGTTTGATGTCTGGCGTGGCAACCACCATAGTGGTAAAGCCTTTTGTGACGATGTGCTGTGAAGCGATCACCACCGCGGCCTGCTTCACTTTCAGGCGACTGTCGAACGCATCCAGGGTGTAGTCGCAAGTAAAAGCATCAAAGCCTGTCGTCCGCATATCGCGGATCTTCAGCGACACCCAGGCCGTGCCCAAGCTCTGTGAATCCCAGCCCGGGGGAACCGTTGGCATGGGTGGCCCGACATGCAGGGTCTGCCAGGTGTAGCCGTCTGCAATCTCCCTGCCGCTTGTACCCAGGCCTGCGTTATCTGAGCCAGCCGGATAGACGCGCCGGTTGAAGTTCTCGATGTCCAGCGCACCCATCCTGCCAAGGTCAATGCCCTGCCCCGCAACCGTCTGCGGCCCCGTATAGTGGATTGTCACCGTTGGTGCGCCATACGTGGTATCCGGCGTCTCCACATCGTCACCCAGCTGCTCCGCCGTCTGTGTGAATGGCCCCAGCGTGTGAAAGCCCTGCCGGGAAGGTGCATAGCCCGCAGGCTTGATGTACTGGCGGCGCAGTGTCAGCGTAGGCGTGCCTGCCGCCGTCAATGTCCCCAGCGAACTGGCTGTCAGGAAGCGGTGGCGATTCATCACAACAGGCGAACCCAGCTTGATGCCCGGATTCTTTGAATCCCCACCCACATCAACGTAGCCACCGCCTCTGCCCCATCTCAAAGCATCGTCCGGCGCCCCGTTTGGCGCCCAGATCGTCCAGGGCGACATGCGCGGATAGTTGCCCGTATCAAACTCCGGCGACTGTCCTGCCGTACTCGCCGTCAGCGTGCGAATCCACAGCGAAACCGTTGCCGTGCCACACGCGAACGCACCCACCCCTGAATCAATCCGGATACTGTTGGCCTGCGTATCCGGATTGCCCGCCGCCAGCGTAGAGAACCCCGCCGCGTACACCACCTGCTGATTCAGCGCCACCGTGCCATCGAAGGTCAGTGTCTCCAGCCCCCTGGGGAACACCTTCTGCGTCGCGGGGGGATCTTCCGTTGTCTTCTCCACGCGCAGCTTCGTGCCCATCAGCAGCTTATTCACGCCAGAGGGATAGATCCACTGGCGCCTATCCTTGATCACCGTATTGCCGAAGGCCAGCGAAGAGATACCATCGAGCGCATAGCGCCGCCACTGCGTGCGCACCGCAGGCGTACCGAAGATGCTGGAATCACGCCCATAGGCATACAACTGCGGCGTCTTGTTCTTCAGCGTGGGCGACCCATAGGCCACCGACCTGATCCCATCCGGATAGAAGATCGTCCAGTGAATCCGCAGAGACGGCGCCTCCCAGGCCAGCCGGCTAAACCCGGTTGGCGCCACATAGCGCCGCCACAGCTTCACCACCGGAAGCGGCAGCGTCGGCGCCGCGATACTCTCCACATAAGGAACCGTCACCGTCCGCACCCGGTACGCCACCATTGGCTTACCCATCGCCAGCGCATTCAGATTGCTGTAAATCGTGAAGCTGCGCCGCGTGTTCACCACCCTCGCCGCCGTGCCATACGCCGCCGTCACAAAGCCCGCAGGCGCCAGCACCCGCGCCGCGTTGTAGATCGCGTGATACCTCTCGAAAGGGATAGCAGCAATCCCCTCCAGGTGATACGTCCGCACCCTGTGGCTCACCATCTTCAGCGTAAGCGCCGGCGCCGCCACCCCGGCAGGCTTCACAGGCCGGCCCTTGTTCTCAATCGCAGGAGACGGCAGCGGATGCGGACTGGTCGCAAAGGTCGCAATCGTCCGGTTGCGGTTATCGATCCCCACATACTTCGACATCACAGGCGGATTCAACGAAGTCGAATCATCCGTCTGCGCATACTGCGTGATGAAGCGCGCCCAGTTCCAGACCTTCGACGACCCCCAGCGGTATCTCTCCTGCACATCCGGCAAAAACCCCGCCGGGCTCACCGTCTGCGTGCGCGTCCAGATCCGCGTCTCACCAAACGCCCCCGCAATCCCGCGCGGATAGCAATACTGCACCTCCGGAATAATGCGCGTACCGAACCGCAAGCCATCCCAGCCAAATGGCTTCGCCGTCTGCCCATAACCCATCAGCGGCGTGCCAAACGCCGAAGTCTTGAAGCCCGCCCCCACCTCCACATAGCGTGGAGAATCCGACACCCACGGCACACCTGTCGCGAGCAGGCTCACGCCCGAGAGGTACAGATTGCGGATCTCCAGCGTGGCCGACGTGCCACTGCCAAGCGCCAGAAGATTGAACCCACGCGGCTTCAGATAGCGGGTACGCAGCTCGATAGTCGGCGCACCCAAAGCCAGTGCAGAAAACCCCGCCAGCGGCTGATACTGCCACATCAACACCAGCGTCGGCTTGCCATAGGCCGCCGTGTTGATCGCCCCACCACCCACATCCTGCCGCCAGCGCCACGAGAACGGCTTGCCAAACGCTGATGTGTCTATGCCCGCGGGCCTGGCGCGAGTCAGCCAATTCCAGACAGCAGGGCTTCCGGCTACCGCATCAAAAATTCCAGACGGTCTGGCAACCTGCTGTACCAAACGAATGGCCGCTGCAATCGACAGATCCGGCGCCGCAATGCCATGTGCCGAAACATACTGATCAAGCGTTGAGTTTCCGTCGCCATTAACGTAGCCAGACTCGTTGTAGCCATAAGCGACATAGACTTCCACGTCCACATCGAAATAGCCCATTTCAAGGTAATAGTCCTCGAAATAGTTGGCGGCGTCAGTCATGGCGTGCCCGCCATTTAGACAGTCGCGCCGGCAGCCAAGCGGGCGTGCAGTGCTACGCGGCCAGCGGACAGGCAGGTGTTGTACATGGCGATTTCATCGACTGAGATGTTGCCGTTCATTTCATTCCAGTTCGACATAAACATCCCACCACCACCATTGCGGACGATGGTTGCTACGGTGACAGCAATCAACTCGGAAGCAGCGAGCTTCCCGTTTGCATAGAGTTTAAGGGTAGCGCCATCATATGTAGCCACCAAGTGGTACCACTGCCCGAACTGCAGATAGGATGTCCTCACAAAAGCGTTGTTATTGCCTGTCGAACTTCCTATGCAAAAAGACGGCTGCAAATAACCCGAGTCTCCGTCACACACGCGGAAACCGAGCCGGTGTATGTTGGACTGACTGGTAGTGCCGGCTTCCCACAAGCATGTCAAAGCCACATAGCTCGGGCAAAACAGCATAGTCTCTGCGCTAAAATTCGCCGAAAGAGGCCACTTCGCCCACAGCGCGGTAGGGAATTTGCCCGTCCTGAACGGGCTGTTGTAGATCCCCCCGTTTGATGATCCCACCAGCCCGCCGCGCACCGGAGATGGCGCGCCACTGAGCGTCAAGTCAAAGCCGTTACCACTGGAGTCTTTCAGCACGGCAGAGCCGAACGCCTCGTCACAGCGGTAGTACGCCGCCGGCTGATCGGCCATCACTGCAGCGGCATAACGATCAGACTCAAATTCTGTTTTGATATTGGTCAGGTTCGTATCCATCTCATCGTGTGTGAGTGGAGTACCTTTGCCTGCCCGAGTAATGATGCTGACCATAATCCCCTCTCAGGCAGATGCGCCGGCAGCCAGCCGCGCATGCAGCGCAATACGGTCTGCAGTCAGTGCTGTACTGTAAAGTGCCAGATCACTGAAATGCCCCGTCGCTGACGGGTCGCCCCAGTTATCCTTTCCCATTCCGCCAACAGAACGCACGGCGGCAGTCATATAGCTGGCCGCAGCCACACTCACAGCCACCGACCCATTCACATAGATCATGAGATTGGCCCCGTCGTACACCAGCGCAAGGTGATGCCATTCATAGAGCGGCAGACTGAAGGGGGCAATCGGTTCGACCATCGCCGCACTGTCGCTCCACAGACGGGAGCATGGCGAATTACCCCTCCAAATAAACATGATTGCGCTGGTGGCGTTGTTCTGTGCAATACCAATCGCGAATATCTGGGAGAACGTGCCTCCGCTTGCGTCGAATCTCGCCAGCACCTCAATGGTGAATTTGCCGGTATCCGCAAACCCGGCAGCATTGGACGGCATACTGAACATCCCGGAACCGCCCATGTATCGCGCTAGCCTGCCAACCCCCAAGGCTGGGTACTGCTGGGAGGTACTTGCAGAGGTAGCATCCCGCCCGTTGCCAGATGAGTCTGCAAGAGTTACTGCTCCATACGCCTCATTGAGGCGCCAATACGCGTAAGGTACATCCGCCAGAACGGCTGCCGCGTAGTGATCTTCCACGGCAGTCTCCACTGCCGTTTTCAGATTCGTGAAATTCCCATCCAGCTCCGCATGTGTGAGGGGCGAACCCTTCGCGGTTCGCGTGACAATATCGACCATGCCCTGCTACCCCCTCAGTTTCCCCAACGGCGTTTCCCTTGGCCATTTCCCGCTTACCGCGTGCCACTCGCAATACGCCTCAAAGAACGCCTGTTCGCCCATCTGCTGCACCTCGGCAACAATGCGTTCGCGTGCCCACCGATACCAGTCAGCATCCTCCGGCCCACGCTGGCGCTGCCAGACGAACAACTGGAAGGGTGGCAGCTTCGCCAACGCCTCCCAGTCAATGCTGGGCCGCGTCCAGTCCTCCTCCTTCGGAGCATCCCCCATCGCGCCAAAGGCCCGAAAACCAGAGACGCCCAGCCTCTGCGGTAGTGGCTTGTCTGCCATCGCCGCTTACAACCGGAAAATCTTGTTGGTGCCCGAATCCCAGGTGACGATGATGTCACCCCCGTTCGGCGTGATCGGCAGGCCTGTAGCCGTATCAATGTAGGCAATCAGCGGGCTGGTCGATTCCGTCCCCGTATCCTTGTAGATCAGGATTGCCTCGATGCTGGTACCCGTCACCGACGAAAACGTAATATCCGCCGCATCACACGCACCTGCCGTTGCCGTCATGCTCGACAACGCAACCGGGCCGGCGATACGCGAGGATGTTGAAACGTCCGACAGATACAGGTGAGTTGAGGTATTGACCGTGTAGTTGCCCGAATCAATCAGATAGACCTTGAATGAATCACTGCCAGTCCAGTTGATCTTGCCCGTCGCAAACAGCTCGCGGGCATTGTCATAGAGAGTGTTCGACATAAGTTTGCTCCATTATTTTTCAGGAACGCACTCCTGCGCGTCATCAATCCCGCGTTTCCCTCGCGGCAGGGAGATACGTACCGCCGCATCCGCCTCAACAGCCAGGCGCACCACCTGCCCAGACTTGCGCTCCATGCGGATACGCACGCTAGCCTCGCCTACGCTGAAGCTCAGCACCTCACCCACATGCAGATCCAGCCCCATCGTGCTCATGGCCAGCACGCCTCGCACACCTGCGGGTTATCCGCCCGCGTGCTGCGACGCAGATCCGCATCGGGTGCCAGCCCGAAGTAAGCAGAAAACGCCGTCTCTGCCTGCCCTGCCCGCTGCGCATCAAAGCTTTCACTGTCCGGAACGCTGAAGGCCCGATGCAATGCCCAATCCACCAGATGCCGGTGATGCGCCGCATTGATTTCCGGCACATCTGTACTGGCAGAGATACTAGCGATTGGTAGACGGTAGCCTTCCAGATACAGCGTGCCAGCCACATCCGGCTCGGGTGCCAAACGGATGCTGTTGTCCGTCTGCATCAGCCAGCGCGGCACGCCTGTTTCCTCACGCCAACGCGGAAAGTGGCAATCCAGCCATTCCACGCTAACGCTCTTCAGCGCTACCCGCTTCGCCCCATCCTTGGGAAGAAAGGCCTGATACGTGATCTCGAACAGGCAGGCACTCAGCTCGTACACACTTGTGCCAGAACTCACCGCGATCTCGCAGACATCCCTGGCAGCGGATTCATGGATCAGCCGCGCACGAATCGCAGCCTCCGCCTGGGCTTCGTTAAGCCAGCCCGCTACCATGGCATCAGGCCAGAAATACGGCTCGGCACGATCCTGCGCATCAACGCGAAACTGGGCAATGAGTTGTTCGAGCGTCATACCACACCAAACCTGTCAATCATCTGCACAACTTCCTGACGCAGATCTTCAACGCTGTGGCGGCGGTCAATAAGCTGGCCGTAGTTGCGCTGCGCAAAACTCGCCAGCGCCTCCTTGTCCATCGCCCGCACTTCCAAATACATTGCCTGAATCGCGAGCTGTACCTGCTCACGCTGCGCATCTTCCTTTTGGGAAATCTCCAGGACCTCTGCGCTGTCATCATTGCCGCGCTTTGTGACGGGCACTTTGGCAAGCTCGAACACATCCGGGTGACGCAGGAACTTGTCTGCTACGTGCGGCGGCAACGTACGCACCTGGTTTGGCTCCCACACCAGATTCGTCCCATAAAGCCGATCCGCAAACTGCACCCG